CGACACCTAACGAAGACGGTACTTCAACAGCTAGACCTCAACTAGCTGGCAAGATATCTAAGTAACTTAACCAAGATAGGTAGGCTTCCGAGTCTACCTATCATTACTACATAAAGGAAACACATGACACAAGACATACTAGGCATAGCACTGCTTTGCATCATAATGGTAGGCATATTATTTATAGGCCACGGTATAGGAATGTGAAGCGATACGGAGAAATTGTGATACAATTTACCATAAGTTTAATGAAAAAAAGGAGAATCAAATGGAATTATCTAATCAATTAATACTAGCCTGTGCATTAGTAGCACTAGGAATACCTATTATTCTAAAGGAGGAACCAAAATGTTAGATACAATTACACATGACTATGACTTCCAAGTACTAGAAGAGAAAGCATACTTGGCAGATGGTACAGCAATACCAGACATGAAGATACTTAGGCATCCAGATACAGGGTTTATTCTAGGTAGACACAGCAGTAATTACAAACCTATCAACTACGAAGAGATGGTTGATAACTTACTAGTTGGTCTTAATAACTCAGACATATCTCAAGATTACACCACTGATATCAAGGTACATAACGGTGGACGTAAGCTTAAAGCTACTGTGTTATTCAATGACATAACAATCAACCCAACCCCTGCGTTAAATGACATAACGCATTACCGAATCAATATGTTTAGTAGTCATGATGGTACTTGGCCTTACATTATTAGTGCCGATGGCTTGCGATTAACCTGTCTAAATGGACAGACATTTGCTGACCCACTATCTAAGATAAGACTTAAGCATACCTCGAGGGTAAGCATAGATGACACAGCTAGGCATGTGCTTAACAACTACGAGACCTTCAAAGATAAAGACCATATGTGGAGTGAGTATGCCAAGACAAGAATCGATACAGATTCAGTAGAATTTTTCTTTAAGAATAATATAGTTAAGAAGAAAACATATTCATCAGTCAGGCATAACAACGAGCGTCAGTTAGAAAACCTAATGAGTTTATATCACGACCATTCTAGCTGGATGGGTCACAACAAATGGTCTTTGTATAATTGTCTTACATCATGGGCTACTCATACTGATTTCACTGATAACTCAGGCAAGCGTCTGTCTAAGAGTCCACACAATACATCAGTAGAAAGAGAAGCTCTGATTGCTAAAGCAATGGACACTACGAACTGGCATGTACTAGGCCAACTTTATCAGGAGGTTCAATATTAATATGAGCATGTTAGTTAGAGAATTGATAGCACAAATACAACACGCATCTTATTCAAATGATATTGTATGTATTTATAACCAAGAAACAGGTGAACGTATCGATATAGAACTAATAGATGATACAATTTATGGAGAAATACAGCTAAATATAAAAGGTTAAAAAGTTATGAGCATGATTAAATGTAATGAGTGTGATGGCACTGGTATAGTAGACAACTACTATACTACCCCATCATATAACCCAACGTCCTCTGACTATGGAGTAGCAGGGATGTCAACCAATAGCAGAGAAAAACTCTGCCTTAAATGTAATGGAGATGGACATGAATAGTACTATGAATGAGCTAGATGCAATGGCAGAAGGTATAAAAAACTTAAGCATACGCACTAAGAATGATGAAGAATCAAGCAAAGCTAAGCAATCACAGCAATTCTTACAAGAAGCACACGGTATTGTGTATGGTGACAGACACGAAGAGTATGGTGATGCAGCTGTAAACTTTACTAACATTGCTAGATTATGGACGGCATATGTTCTTATGGATAAAGATTGTATGAAAGAGGTAGAAGAAACTTTCAAATTTACCCAAGAAGACGTAGCCTTTATGATGATGTTATTAAAAATAACTAGATTTAATAACAAAGAAGAAACAGGTGAAGATTCTCTTCGTGATATTGTAGGATACACTACAATTCTACATAGATTTAAATTTCTTGATGAGTAGTATTGACCAATCAACTGCGTGTGTGCTACAACAGAATCATGATTAGTTATTGGGAACAGATAATGGAGAAGCATAGGTGGGTTGACCTGCCTATGCACAAGGTGTTTAAGCGTGCTGGTCTGCCAACATCTACATACTATAGAGCTGTGCGTAAGCAAGACATAAGACTAGCAACAGCTAAGCAAGTAGGTAGAACCCTAGATAGATTAGCTAAGAACTGGGCTACTGGATTATCTGAACCCAAGAAGATTAACTCTCAATGTAAAATTAAAAATGAACAATGAATACAAAGCAATGGTTGAACAGCTTGTAATATACAGGCATGAAAAGAAACTTAGCCAAGAAGATTTAGCCGACATCATTGGCATAGGTAATTCTTTGGTACACAAATGGGAGCAACACAAGCGTATACCAAGTGGGTTCATGCTGTCGTGTTGGGTTGATGCACTTGGTTGCAAAATCGAAGTCACTAAAAGGTAAGATGGAATCAGGCACAGGTACGTGCGATGCTTGCTATACTAAAACAGAATGGTTTGTTGCTATACTACACAGCTATAAGCCAACGAAACATTACATCATCTGTCTAGATTGCTACGAAAGGGAGACATGGCAAACAAGAATAAGTCAAAGGGAACTTACCACGAGAAATGGTTCTGCAAATGGCTCGAAAAAATCGGCATCAAAAACTACCGCGTCCCCCTCTCAGGTGCGCTCGGAGGTGAGTGGTCAGGTGACATACACCTCGCAATGGTGGGACGAAAACTAGTAGGTGAAGTAAAATACAGGGATAAGTCTAACTTCCCTAGCCCCTTCACAGTACTCGAGGGCAAAGACATTGCCTTCTATAAACGTAAAGCAGGCAAACCTCAGACGCTTGTGATTATGGACGGTGAATTGTTTGAGGAAATAGTAGGAGAATACCATGACAATAGAATCACAGAGGGTGAGAGTTAAGAACTACCTAGAAGCAGGGAATAAACTTACACCCATTGAAGCACTAGATAAATTTGGTTGCTTTAGATTAGCAGCTGTAATTCATGTGCTTAAAAAAGATGGCATGAATATACTCAGTCACATACACACACATGGTGGTAAGAAGTATGCAGTGTATGAGCATGTGCCAGAGGGTGATGTTAAGAAACCTGAATCTAATTGGATGATGCCTGAGTGGGGATAAAAAAACCCCTGCCTTAGTTGATACCTAAAAGCAGGGGCTATAGTTCAGTGGCAGGAGAGCCAAAAACAAATACTTATAGGACGTTATGAGACACCTATGTACGCTACAACACTAACATTAAACATTTGCAAAGCGCAAGTTAATAATGCCAATGCAAAATATGTATACATTATTCTTGCTTCATATGTAGATGAAGGTGGTGTATGCTATCCTTCCATCCAAGGATTAGCAAAGAGAACAGGGCTATCAGGACGTACTGTTATTAGAGCTATTAACTACCTAGAAGAAAATAAATTCTTAACAAGAGAGCGTGGATGTAAGGGTAACACCACTCTCTATGACTTAACTTGCCCACTGGAGAACACCAATGACAGATGAGAGTAGTGACACACAGTCACACAAAGAGAATAAGATTATTAATTATACTAACAATAAAGAACTAAACTCTTTGGGTGACACACAGTCACCTGATGAATTAGACTTCACTAGATTCTGGCAAGTCTATCCCAAGCATGTGCAGAAAAAGACAGCACGTTATGCTTTCTTCAAAGCATGCAAGACAGCAGACAAGTACGATATAATTTCTGGTGCGCTTGCTTTCGCTGATGCTATGAAATCCAACAACACCCTCAAGAAATACATACCTCATGCATCTACATGGCTAAACGGTGAGCGTTGGGAAGATGACTTCGATGACCTCAAAGAAGAAACTAATACACAAGTGCTAGATAATATTCTTAGCTTCCCTTTAAACCAGCTCACAGCACAGGACAAATGACATGACCTTTGACGAACGTACAAAAACTATCGGACAGTGGGTACAGAAGCTTCTCCGTAGGTATGAGGCCCCATCTAAGATGGATAATGATTCCCTTCGTGAGGAACTCATGCTGATTGTCAAAGATGTGAACGCAAATATTGCAGGCCATGTCACACCAACACAACTATCCTCACTTTTAGAAAGAATAGAAGGTAAGATAAGAGCGAGTCATGGTGCGCGCACTTGGCCTACCATTAAGACCTTCATCGATGCCGCTAAGAAATCAGCAGTTGATACACCACCTAATCCTACAGGTGAGTTCTCATTAGACCCACTAAAAATTACAGAGAAGCGTATTAAAAATGGTGAGCCAATATCAGATAGCTATCTAAGAGAGGGTGTCTTAAAAGATAAGCTCCTCTCTTATACTAGCATCACTAACGACGACCTTGAAAAATACAGGGTTGATACTAT